CATTGGGGTAAAGGGCGTATATTGCTTCGTGATTCATCCTGCAATCTCCATAGCAGTAATAGTAGACGTAAACCGCCCGGTGATAGATGAATCGCCATCTGATTCACCACCTCTGTTAATCCAAATAGTCCTTGGGGACTCTGCCTGTACTTGCACTTTATATGTGGTCGCTGACGTAGTAGCCGGGGAATCTAAGTAATTCAAAGGGGCAAAAACAGTATTATCTGTGCTATAAATACCCTGCGCTCCAAATGTCCATCTGCTTCGGCTACCAGCAGCATCAGCAATACAAATAGAAGTTGAATTGCGGACCAGTAAAAACCCAGCAAGGTAAGGTACAGTGTTGTCTTGCCCCCAGCAAACACTTCCTGTAACAAAAATTTTACTGGAAGTTGAAGATGGAGTAATACTTACCGACAACCCAGTCACATCAACGGGGGTAGTGGAGGTAGTTGAAAACGTATCTGTTTTTGTTGTACTTACAACTTGCAACACCATACCGGGAGATGCAGACGAAATAAGTGTTCCTGAAGCCGCAGGCAGTGTCAGTGTGTAGTTGCTGGATGAGCTAGGTGAAGCAAGGGTGAAGACCCCTGTCCCCCCTGCGTTACCTTGTAATGCAATTGAACTCATGGTTTTCCTTAGACGACTGACCAAACAGAGCCGCTTGGTACGGTGACTGTCGCGCCAGTGGATACCGTAACGGGGCCAAAAGAGCCTGCATTCTTTCCGGCGGTGACGGTGTAGTTGGAACTGACGGTCTGCCCATTCTCAAAGAACACGCTGGCAGTGCCCACAACTCCAACAAACGTGGCGTTCTGGCTGGTGTCAAACGTAGCTGCCGTGGTTCCGTTGTTGGTGGCAAGCTGAAGCGCACCCGAAGTGTCCGCGCTCATGTTCAGCGCGGTGCTGGTCGTTGTTCCTGCGGAGATGATTGATGCCATGATTGTCCTTAGACCACGAGCCAACGCTGTCCAGAAGACAGTGTAACTGCTATGCCTGACGCTAGAGTGATAGGGCCTACGCTGATGGCGTTGTAGCCCGACTGGACGGTGTAGTTATTGTTGATGGATGTAGCATTCACCAGCAAGCCACCGTTGCCTTGAGCATTGTTTGCGCCGTAGATGGTCTGGTCGCTGGCTCCTACATACACCGTGCGGCTGGATGGCTGGGTAACAAATACGTCCTTTGTACCGGCGGAGAAGCTGACCAAGGAGCCAGAGTTGCTGGAGGACAGCACCGTGGTGCGGGAGAGCGTAGTTCCTGACGAGGTGTATGTTCCGATGCCAACTTCCCACTCGGAGCCGGTTTGGCCTGCAATCGTGTAGTACGTTGTATTACCGTTGCCAATAGCAGAGAACGACTGATAGCCGGTGGAGGCTCCAAGGAGCGTGACTGTCCCCGTACCCGTCGTAGTGGTAGTTTCTTTTACCCGGTCTGCAAGTACAAAAGCCATATATTTCCTAACCTGCCGTGTCAATTAAGACCCAATCGTTGGTTTCTGACGTATCAATCAGCGCCCAACCTGCGGTCTCGGAATCATCTATATTTTGCCAGTTTGCGTCCTGACTGTCTACGATGGTTGTCCAGTAAATCTTGACCACATCACCTACCTGACCAGCCGCTGAAACCCCAGTCAAGGCAACGGTAATGGACTTGCCAACAGACCCAACTGAACCGGTAGCGGTGTTCCCCGTAATACCAAACGCTTTACCCGGCACGATTGTGCCAACATTACCCGCAGCGGAAACTCCGGTTAACGCAACCGATATTGCAACCCCAACAGTCCCTACACTACCTGTGGCTACATCGCCGGTCTCTGGAAAAGACTTGGTTGCCGTTACCGTGCCAACCGCCCCAGATGCTGATACTCCGGTCAGAGCTACAGACTTGGTTACCCCTACCGTGCCTACATTCCCCGATGTCGATACGCCAGTCAGTGCAAAAGACTTGGTTAGGGCTACTGTCCCTACGTTACCTGATGCAACTACCCCTGTCAGGGCTATTGATGTAGTCGGCGCTACAGTTCCAACTGCGCCAGATGCTGACACCCCTGTTAATGGGAAAACACGTAGAACCGTCCCAACGCTACCCGTAGCGGACACGCCCGTTAGGGCTACCGAAATAGATACTGTCTGGGTTCCAACTGCGCCAACCGCAGACACGCCCGTTAGAGCCAGTGAAATTACCGGAGTCAGCGTTCCTACATTGCCAGACGCAGTTACCCCAGTCAGGGAAACCGTTACATCTGCGGTTGTCCCTAACGAGGCATACGGCGACTGGGCGTAGGCGGAGATACCAAACATGGTTTAAACGGCTTTTAGCCGTCTCCGCTTTAGGTTGTAGCCAAGCGCAGCAAGCCGGTTGTCGTCGTATTAGAAGGCATGGTCAGAGTGAAAGTACCAGCCGTAATAGTCTGAGAACCGAAAGTGTGAACACTGACCGCCTTGTTGCTTTGCGTGGAGTTGTAAATCAACACTGAATCAAACGCCGTTGTCACGGTCAATGCAGACCAAGAGAAGCTTGCTGTAGGAGTCCAGTAAGCCACACCAGCCGTAGACGAGCTATTGGTAGCAATCGGAGCCGTACCATTGGTCACCGTAACACCGCCAGCCGTGTAGCCTGTACCGGATGTATTAGTAACTTCACCAGTAACGGAATACGCAGTAGTAGAAGCGTTGATAGTCGCGGAAGCAAAGTACAACGCCGCTTTGAACGTGTCCGCAGTAGTAGCTGCGCGGATAGGAGCCGTGCCAAAGTTGTGCGTTGCAGTCATCAATTCCCCCATGAAGGAGGTACACATCGATTGAGTATTAGCCATGATTCGTCCTTAAAAAGATGCTGTTTCAGCGCCCACAAAACCGGGCATTTTCTTCAGCGTTACATGCGCAGACCGGTGAACCAATTCGCCATCCAGCCAGTATTCCGTCCACGTAGTGAACTCATTGTCGTCATCAACTTCACCCGAACGCATCTCCAACAAGGAGTCGTCCATATCGCCTTTGGTCGTCGTAACAATCAATTTGAACTCCTAATAAGTGCGGTGGTGGAAGTGTTGGCAGGCATAGTGATTGTAAAGGTCGTGGTCGAGGTTTTGTCTGCCCCGAAGTCAATTACTGCAATGGATTTGTTGCCTTGCGAAGCGTTGTAAACCAAAGCGCACCGGGCCGTGATTGCAGCCGTCCAAGACGTATTGGCCCAGTTCACGTAGGCTGTGTATCCCGAGGAACTGATAGACCCCCCAGTCAACGTATTGCCCCCTGCTGTATAGCCGGTAGCCACCACTTCGTTGGACGTTGTGTATACAGTCGTATCCGCGTTCAAGTTGGCATTGCCCGTGTACAGAGCAATTTTGATGGTGTCCGTGGACAGGTCGTGGATACCCTGATACAACTCCGTCTTGAAGCTGGTGGTCTGGGTCTGAACAATGCTCATGTCACCGCCTGTCTATATTGACCGCTGCGGTACGCATCCTGACGTTCCATACCATCGCCAAGGCGTTTGGCAAGGGCTAATGCCTCTTTATACTTTGTATCGTATAGGGCAAGTAAATCTGCCTCACCTTTTTGAAATGTGTACGCCTCAACCAGTGAGCCGTATAGCAGCACGGTGTCAAAGTTGTCGCCTAGCCAAGTTGTGGATGCAGTCACGATGGACTCAGGGTAATAGTAGAAGTGAAGCTCTACCGAGTAGGCTGCGTCAGGTGTGGGCCCAATGATGAACGAAAGTTCAGTGCTGATGGTAGAACTTGAAACGGTCGGGCCAAACAAGGCATAGTACTTGGGCATTCCGGTGTCAGAAGGCGTGGGATAGGCTTCACGAATGAAGTTCACATCCTTGTTCAACAGGTACGTGTACGGGCCGGAGCCTGAATAGATTGCCATCGAATACGTGGCAAGGTAGTCTGATGGGGCCGAGAGGTACTTGTTGCCTGAAGTGATAGTCCCCGTCATGTTCTTACGCAACGAGGGGAACTGCACCGAGTTGTAGATGCGCTGCTCGGCCTGCTGAATAAAACGGTTAATCTGAGTCGTAGACGAGACCGTAGAACCATCCGCGAGCGTAATCGTCGGGAAGTTGTTCTCTGTGTAGGTCTGTATCGATGCTACAAGCTCAGAATAGTTCATGCCATTGCCTTGGTTTTAGATGCGGCAAGCTTTGCCTTGGACTCTGCTGTCCAAACCCGCGCTCTGTTTGCGGCTGCAATTTTAGCTTTTGCTTCTTCCGACATCTTTCTTCCTGTGTTGTGCGCAACTAACTTTGCCCTTGAAGCTTCGCTCCATATACGGGCTTTGTTGGCGATGGCTGTACGTTCACTGCACAGTTCCGATTTCCCCCTTACGCGTAATTTTTCTTTTGTGGTTTCCAGTATTGTACGGTTACGATTTGCATTCGCAATCTTCTCCCGCGTTTCAACCGGCATGGATACACCAAGTTTTTTAGCCGCCAGTTTGGCTTTAAGCTCTGCGCTGTGTGTCTTACCAAAAAACGGGTTGTCTTTTCCTGCGCCTGTTCCAAACCCGCCCGGTGTGATGTTATACCCGTTGGACATTGTGTCACCTAGCGCAATTAACAGTGCTTCTGCTTCGTTAGCATCTGCCTTGTCCACGCACCAACAAAGCACGGAAAAACTAAATTTGTCCTTCCCGTACTTTTTAATAGCGTTGGCAAGTTTTACGCATCCGTTATTTTCCCAAAAATGCCGCTTGGCACGGTAAGTGGGGTTTACCGATTGCCCAATGTACATCCTGCCGTTCACGGCGTTGACAATTTTGTATATAGCCACGGGCGTTTGCATACTCAGGCTAGGGGGCCTCGGGCGTACAAGCCCTTAGTAGCTGCACCGGTGCCACGGATTTTGATGCCGTCGGTTTTGATAGGCTCATTGCCAGCGGACTTACTGTACGCACCAATCGCAACATCAAGCGTATCAAGCTTGCTTTTGTTAGGGCCTGAAGAAGCTTTCACGGCTTTGCCATCCATCGTATGCGGGGGCGCATAGACACTAGCGGGGCCAACTTCCTTGCCACCTTTTTTCATACTGTATGCCATGGTTCACCCCGTTTTCTGGTTGGCTGCGCGAGACAAGTTACGACCAACACGCATGCGGTCGTCCGTAGTAGGTCCGCCTTTTTTCAGCTTCAGCGTAGTGCCCTTGCCGCCTTTATGCTCTTGAGCATCATGCTGCTTGAACGCTTTCTTAATCATGGCCTTGTCTTGCGCCTTGTCACTTTTCATGTCTTCTTTAGCCATCATGGACTCCTATGAAACCGTTACCGTTACTGTACCAACACTCGTGGTTCCGACCAAGTAGTTGGGTGTTAGACCCGCATCAAAATTACTAGACCCACCAATTGGAGACCAGCCCCATTGAATGTCCCTAGACCCACCAGAAGGATACCCATTTACGTCTGTTCCTGACGCTACATAAGACACATCAGGACGGGGCTCACGCACTGCTTGCGGGTCATTCACCGGATACAAACCTAATGATAGCTGAGGTTGGTCCGGGTCCCAGCAAGTAGGACAGACTTTAATCTGGAAAAGCTTTGTCTTAATGACCTCTTTCCTGAGTTCACTAAGTTTGTATCGTTGCCCGCACCGGTCGCATTCTGCAATCGCGTACTTGCCAGAAGCGTATTTAGTAGCCACGCTTCACCTCAATAGAAAAGCTGCCTTGGGACAAACCGGTCCGAAGCTTTCTCCCGATCTTCTTGGGAAGCCAGCAGCCACTGCTGCTCATACTCATCCTTGAGGAACCCGACCCGTGTGGGGTCAGCGTCAGGCCGCTTAGCCGCGATGTAGAACGCCAAGCCTGCAACCATGCAGGGAATCAACCGGAAAGGGATGTCTTCTACGTTCACGCCGTTCCCGGCATCTTGCAACCGGCGTAACCGCCAGTACACAAAGGTGTAGTTGCCACCTGCATCGGGAGTGGGCCAGACGTTGATACATGGCAAGTTCTGGACGTAAATAGCTGCCCCAGACGTGTGCGCCGCTGCCGTAGTTCCGTTCTGTCCGCGCAGGCAGTTAATCAAGCTGTTGCCGCTGACGTTGGTGTACCCGATGGTTTCCGAGTCAATCTTGATATAGCCAGTAGTGGTTAACCCTGATACGTCGCTGAGCGTGATGGTCGTATCTGTGCTGGTAATCGTGGAGCTTAGGGTTACTGACGTAGCGTTAGTCTGCGCCGACTGGCGGTTTACCCATACTTGAATAGGCCGACCATTGGTCAGCTTGTTCGGAATCGTTGAGTAGGTGGACTCGGAAATGCGGGTGATGTTGATGTCCGACTGTGTACTCGGCGTACCGTTGTTCTGGCGAATAACATGGTCCAGCAGGTCAATTGTGTCTGCCGGTAGGGGGTAGATAGCCTGACCCGTAACCATGGCGATAGCGCCCTCTTGGATGGTCCACAGGTTGATACCCCGGTTGGCCCACTCAATCGTCAGCAAATTCAAAGACCGTCGTGCTGTACGGAACTCATAGCCCGTACGCACCTCAATACCGGCCCGCTCATAAGCCTCCTCAATCAGGTCGTTGAGGTCAAGGTTGAAGCTGGTAGTGCCGGTGGTATAGGCCATTATTTCTTGAGACCTTTGAGTGTCTGTGCCAGACGTGCGCGCTTGCCTTCAACGCCGGGCTTTTTAGCCGCAGCAGCCAGCTTGCCAGCCGGAATCTTTTTGCCTGCGGGAACATTAAGTTCCTTGTGCAATGCACCGGGTTTCTTGATTGCGCCTTGAATCCAATTTTTAGTAGCCATTATCTGTACCTCGCTGTTTTGCTTGCAATGCTTTTGGGTTGAGCCACGAACTGTTTACCTGCTGCTTTACCTGCACGTTTGGCCCGGGTTGTTGCAGCATACTCGGCTGGGGACAAAGACTTTATAGCAGCTTCAGGAAGGTATCGCTCGCCTGTTTTTGACGACGGCTTTCCCGATTTGGTACGCCACTTCTGGTCGCCCCAATCTTTCAGGGATTGCTGCGGTGCTTTCAATCCTTGTACCCTCCGCCTGCTGCCTTATATTTTTTGGCAACAAGTTGTGCTTTTCTTGCGCTCCATTGCCCTGCACCTGTGCCTTGTGTAGCCGCAGCCTTCACTTGAGACACGATACGCTTGCGCAAGCTCGGCTTGGTGTAGTTGCCAGCAGCATTGACCCCACCACCTTCAGCGTACATGGTGACATCGTTCGGGTTGTCTTTGCGGACAACCATCTTCGCCTTCGGCATCTTTGAAGGGTTAATGTCACCCATACCGCGTGATGGTCTCACTTCTTGCCCCGAGCCATTCCACCGCCGCACATCACCATCGTGCCGCGAGTCTTACCACGCTGAGCAATGCCATCTGCGCGGCTAGAAGCGGAACCGCCCTTAGCCATTTTTTTCACGCCCCGCATTCCTTGCCCTGCACCCGCAGTAGATTTGGGGTTTGCAGGAGTGCTATCAGCAGCATCGTATGCAGCGTCTTTTTTTGCTTGCATCTTGGCGTCAAGCACGTCTTGGAGATTAGAGGGTACAGCCATGATTAGCTCCTTAGCACTTACCGCCACGCTTCATTGCGATTTCTTTGCCTTTAGTTTTGCCCTTGGAGGCAATGCCATCAGCGCTCTTGTGACCAGCAGCCAAGCCGCCACCAGCCATCTTCTTAACGCCGCCACCCTTCTTCATCATACCCATAGGGGCTGCGGGTGCTGCTGCGGCAACGGGGGCCATAGGTGATTTTTTCTTCATCATCATAGCCATCATCTTGGGGTCCATCTTAGTAGCCATCTCACCACCTCGTTTAAAAGTTTTGCCTTTGTCGGCGTTGCTGAAATCCTTGCCCACGGACTGTGGGACTCCTGCTTTCTTGGCAAACGATGGGTTGTGGGCCACCGCCTCCATGAATCTATGCTGCTTTGCACTACTGCTTGGCATCACTTCCCCGCTTGAATAAGCTGGTCAATTTTTGCTTCAAGCTTGTTAAAGCGTTGGTCAATGTGGTCAGTAATGCGTTGAACTTCTGATTGAGTAACGTAATCACGGGCAATCTCCTCGCGGGTTTTGTTGAGCAACAGGTTGAGACGGGTCAACTCAGAGAACTTCTCTTTGAGCAAGAAACCAATGACCGCTATAACCATTGTGAGGCCCGAAGACCAGATTGTGTTTAGGTTGTCCATTTAGCATTTCCACCTTGCTAAAGAAGCCGCCTTGCGGGTAGGCTTCCCGTTTTCATCTTTCATCGGGCCGGGCATGCCAGACATCCGCGCACAGAACGATTTCTTGCGTGGGCCACCTTCAGGTTGCGGGGCTTTGAGGTTGCTACCTGTTGCCGCGTTGTACTTGGCACGGCCTTTGGCAGTCAAACCCGCCCCTTTGGAGACGGGTAGTTTCTCGCCACGACCAACTGCAAGGGAGGGGGTTTTCTTAGCCATAGAACACCGTCACACCGGTAACCGATGCGCTCAAAGCAAGGTACAACGTGGTGTTGAACTTGATTCCCTCGCCGGGGACGTCAAATGTGTAGGTGTTGGGATTAGAGTTACTGGCGATATCAATCTCCAGCAAAACCGTACCAGAGGAGCCGCCATCCTTGAATTGCACAGTTGCGGCAGTGCTTACTGTTGGGCAAATAATCAAGCCCTTCAAGCGAGTCGGGCCGTTGAACAACGTGCCTGCTACACTCAAATGCGCTGACTTAACGTCTGTCTGCATCATAACTAATCTCCTATGAAACGGGGGCCGAAGCCCCCAAGACTAATTACTGCTGGTTGGCAGGGGGCGACTGGTTGCCGCTGGAGTCTTTGACTGCGTACTGCACGGTAATTTGTGCTGCACCGCCGCTGGCTGTACCAGCGCAAGCGTAGATGACTTGAAGAATCAGGTCAGTCGTGCCTACGTTCAAAATGGTAGCCATGTTCGTACCAGATAGCGTGGTAGTTGCGCGGCCCACAGCCAGAGGAGTCGTGGTAGCGCCACCAATGGTCGCCAGAGCAGTACCACCCGAAGTCTGGATGGTGATGGTGTTACCGGTAGTGCCAGAAAATGCCGTGGTGATGTCGCAGAAAATGTTAGTAATCTGTGCGCCTGCGGGGATGACTGCAAATGTGGTGGCAGTCGTGGTGTTTACCGTCATCGTACCCGTTTGGGTGACTATGGTAGTTCCGGTGTTCTGGATGGTTCCAGCGGTAGTGCCGGTGGTGTTTTTGACCGTGCCCAAGAGCCACGGACCAAGGTGTGTTGCGAATCCCATGATAAATCCTCACATACAAGTTAGGTACACTGGTCGGTATGTCGTCTGCCGGGGCAGTCCAATGCACCGGAAATCCCGGATGACTGCAATATACACCATTTTTGATGCACGTCAAGCCTATGCCGTACAAAGACCCAGAAGTTCGCAAAGCCAAGCATAAGGGGTACTCGGCTGCTCACTACCAGAAAAACAAAGCGGTTGTGCAAGAGTCTTCAAAAAAATTTAGAAAACAAAATAAGTTGGAGTGGTTTGAATTTAAAAAAAGTTTGAACTGCACCCATTGTGGGTTTGCCCATCCAGCGGTGATTGACTTCCACCACGTAGGGGTCAAAAAATATTCGGTAAACGAGCTTATAACTAGAGGCCGGTACAAACGGGCTTATGAAGAAGTGAAACAGTGCATACCTCTTTGTGCCAACTGCCATCGCATACACCACTACAACGAGCATGAACGAAAAAAGGGGCCGAAGCCCCCTGTAGAACCTACCACGGGTTAAGCCGTTTCAAGTTCTTCCTCTTCCTCTTCCTCTTCCTCTTCCTCAACGTCGCCCCAATCGGCTTCTTCGTCATCAACCAAGAGCCATTCGCCGGTATCTTCGTTCAGCCAGTACCATGCATCGTACTCTTCGTCGTACCAGCAATAGCAGCCAGCATCTTCATCGTAGAAGTACTCTTCGCCTTCGGTAAAGCAATCAGCGAACGCATCAAACTCATCGTCCTCGTCATCAACTTCTTCAATGTCGGTGTTACCCAACGCTTGAGCAGCTTGCAAAAACTTCAAAATGGACTCAGTAGAGAACTCAAAAAAACCGCCATCGGCGAGGTCAACAGATACAGTAAATAGCATGTTTATTCTCCAAAAAATAGGTGCAGCACCATGCTGCAAGTCATCCTACCATGGCATCTGTGACAGTTTTTAGACGTAAAAAAGCCCCCTCGTGGGGGGCTCCAAATAAGGGGACAAGCCCCTATTTTTAGGACGAGCCGGGCGAACCGAACATGCCCAGAGGATCAGACCAGCCGAACGAATAACGCTCGCGGGACTTGTAACGGACGTTACCGGTATCGAAATCACCATCCATGGAGTTAGCCAGCGGAGTACGAACGAAATGCTTCATGCCGTTAGGAACGTCAGTCGTCAAGTACCAGCCATTGGTATCGGTCAGGTAGTGGTTGACGGTGTAGCCTTCAGGAATCGAACCATTGTTCTTCAATGCGTTGATGTCGTTGTCGGTAGTACCAACACGCAGGCTGGTTTCCAACAGACGAGTAGCAACGAACATCAGAGACGGAGGAACGATCAGCTTCTTGGGCTTAGCTGCAATCAGCAAACCGCGCTCATCAGTCCAAGCAGCGATCTGAATAACGGCGGCTTCCAAAGAAGTCTCGTTAAGGTCAGCGCCAGTGGAAGGACGATTGCTGTTAGTGCCGCCGCTAACCAGCGGGTGAGCAGTGCTGAACAACGAAACGCCATCACCGCCGGTGTAAGCCGAGGA